GAATAAATGCATTAAATTCACCATAACGACCAACAATTACGTCTGCAACTGCTAACTCATCTGGTTCGGTTGTTATTTTAAATAAATAATCTTCGTTGTTAATTTGATAAACTTTTCCATTATCTCCTCGAGCATAAAATTTAATTTCTTTGTTTTTAATTTTGTCTAACAACTTTGAAGCTTCTTGTTGTGTTATTTCTTGTAATATTTCTTTTAATTTTTTCATGAGGTAAGCCTTGATTTGTCTAGATCGATATTAACTAGAAAATTCATATCTACATCATTACGCTTACGTACTGGCGTACCTAATTTACCAATCATTAATAATTGACCTAAATCATTATATAATCCTATAGTAGTTATATAAGGAGAAAAGTCAGACCCTGTTGCATATGATTGTATATTATAATTATTGTCAGTTAATACTGATGGATTTTGTGATACATTAAAATCACCAGCTGCAACATTAACTAAAACAGAATGTTCATATGATTTAATAGTACTTTTGTAACTAGAGCTATAAGGAGTATTAACAATATTATCATAACGATAATCTGGGGATGATATTACTATTAATCCTTGACTTCCGAAAACATTTCCAACCCTATTTGTTTGAAGCATTCCACCACCTTCTAAACGGTCCGATAAAGTGCTTATATGAGCTTGTGTCAAATGTTTATTAAATATTCTAATTTCATCTAGATCTCCGTGTAAACTTCCATTATTTTGTGAATAACCGCCTATTTTTAAGGTAGAATCGTTGTTTATTGTAGCTGACGATGTAAATGGAGTAAGATGATTATAATTTAATAAATTAAAACTACCAGATGACTCCAAAGTTCCATTTATATATAATTGAAGATCACTACCTGATTTCTGACAAACAACATGTGTCCAATCACTATCAGTTGCTGTTGAAGATGTTAATTGTGCTTTAAATGTAGCAGCTCCAGCGGCAGAAAATTTTATTTGATTACGTTCAATATAATATTTTTTATCACCAAGGATTG